TTTTCGGCCAACAGTTGATATTGCACGATTTAACTTTGTTTTACTTTCTTCTTTTTCCCATTCATCGTTTTCTTTTACATATAGTATTTCACGTTTCGCATCACTACAATGTAAAGGACGTTTGGTTAAATCTAAGTTATTTAATCCATTCAAAAAGATACGGGTTAACCCGTTTACATATCCCAATTCATTCATTTTATCTAAATCATTCAACTGTAATTGTAAAGAATCTATAAAATCATTAATGTTTAATGCATCTTTACATGTTTCATTCAAGAAAAATTGTAAGTTAAATGTGTTATTGCTATTAGTAGTATTATTATTATTATTACCGATTAAAGGTATCATTTCTGTTATTTGTTTTTGTTGGTCTGCCATTTGCGCCATTGCTTGTATTAATAATTCTTTATAATTTATCTCTTCCTTTTTTTCTTCTTCTTCTTCTTCTTCTTCTTCTTCTTCTTCTTCTTCTTCTTCTTCTTCTTCTTCTTCTATATATTTGCATTTTTGTTGATGTTTATGTAAACTTTGTCGGTGTTTATATTTGTTACCACATTCACATTTAAATTCTTTTTCAGATTTTTCAGATTTTTTGTAAGCATTGGTCAGTCGTTTATGTTTTGCAGTTAAAATATGTTTAGTATAATCCCTCTTATCACTTGTATTATAATCACATTTTTTACAATGAAATTTACTTCGGGTTTTAGCAGATTTTTTGTCAGCAATTTTGTCAGCCATTATCTCTAAAGTATACTGACAAAAAAATCTGCTATATAAAACGAAATAAAAAAGTATGGTAACAAAGTATAATTATTTATTTGTAATTTTGAGCATTTACATCTAAAAGTGAAACCCCTTGAGATTAAGTTTGAATTTCATTTTTATAAAAACCATTTTGGACATTTTAAAAATGTCCTTTTTCACTTTTATGAAAAATAGAATTGGAATAAAATCTCAAGGGTTTTCATTTGTTTAAATATTAATAGATTTTTCATTTGTTTCGTAATTATTAAAAATAGTTAATTCAATTGAGTTAATATGCATATTATATCCACCCTGAGAATTATCCATATCAATATTTCCATCTAATATTAATTCAGAATAACATTCATGAGATGATAGCATATTATCATGATATTTATCACAATTAACTAAATAATCAAGTTCAATACTTTCTCCGCTTCTATTACGTCTATTAATTCGCTCTAGGCATTTTTCAGGAGAGGCTTTAATATAAATAAATTCATGCTTTGGTAAATCATTAATAAAATCATTAAACCATTTCAAATAAATTTGATATGATATTTCGTCTATTTTTTCATTATCATATAGCATTTTTGCAAATACAAATTTATCTGTAAATAAGCTTCTTTCGGTAATAATAATTGATTCGGGATATTTTTTAATAGTTTCTCGCAATTTTGACAATCTTGAAATATATGCCATCATTTGAAACGGAAAACTATATTTAGTTTGGTCTTTATAAAAATGTTCAAGAATAGTACCGTTATCGTCGCGTATAGTATTCCATACATCTACTGGTTCTTGCAGAAATACTACTTTATCATTGCTTATATCTTTATTTTTAAAGTATACTTGCAAGTCATGTACCAGTGTAGATTTACCTGAACCAATATTTCCTTCAATGCTTATAATGCGTGACATTGTATTTTACTAAGTATATACATAATTATTAAATCAATTTTATGAAAAATTGATATATTAATTAAAAATATATCAATTATAGTAAATATGAATTATAATTTATATGAAAACATTCTAGAATATGTTCCTAAAAATTCCATGTATGAATCAACCCTAAAAGATGAGGTATTATATAATGAACTATATAAATTTTTGTATATCAATAAAGAAAATAAAGTACTAATTTCTTTAAGTGGTGGAGTTGATTCAATGGTACTTTTGGAAATTATGTGTAAAATAAAAGAAGTGGATTCCATTGAAATTATTTGTTGTCACATCAATTATAACAACAGAGTTGAAAGCATCATAGAGAGAAATTTCTTAAAAGATTATTGTAGAGAGAAAAATGTAATATTTGAATGTATGGATTTTGATTTTAAACGAGGATCTATTAAACGTAATGCATATGAAGAACAAACACGTAAATTACGTTATCAATATTACAAAGAACTTATTGAAAAATATGACACCTGTGGAGTATTTCTTGGCCATCACGAAGATGATGTATGTGAAAATATTTATAATAATATTATGAGAGGTGGTCGCGAAATAACAGATTTACTAGTATTAAAGAAGGAAAAATCTATATTAGATGTTAATGTATATAGACCATTGTTGGATTTTCGTAAAAATATTATTTATGAATTCTCTCATAAATATCAAGTTCCGTACTTCTTAGATACTACACCTGAGTGGAGCTGTAGAGGTAAGATGAGAAACAATATTTTTCCAAGTTGTGATGATTGTTATGGAGAGAATTATAAAAATTCATTATTACAATTAGGTAATCAGGGCGAGGAATTAGGACATATTATAGAAAAACATATTATGAATGATTTATATAAAAAGGTAATTTTTGATAATATGAATTTTAAATTTGAATTGAGTGATGTATTGAAAGAAAAATACATATTACGTAATTTATTGCATAAAATTTGTGTACAATTACAAATAGGAACAATAAAACAAAAAAATATTGATATACTATTATGTCATATAAACATACATGCTAAACATAAAATATGTATTTTAAAAAATTATACTACACAGTATCATAACGATATTTTATATTTTATGTATCATAAATAGTAATAGATAAACCTTACAAAAAGAAATAAGTATAAATATAAATTTGATATTAAATATAATTTTTAATATAAAATATGGGTGATTTGGAAATGATATCTAATCCTGTAAACGATGAAACAGTAGATTTAATTCCATTGAACGATAAAAATGAAAATACAGATATACCGCAAACCGAAAATAAAATTAGTTTCTGTTATTTATTTGAATGTAAAAATATTTCAAGAATTATTATTCATGTATGTGTTCATATTACATTACTTTCTGTATTAGAGCCATTATTCTATTTTTTATATGTTGTAAAAATGGAAAAAGATTTATTTTTCAATCAACTAAAAAAATTAATTGATGAAATAATATATGATTTAGATAGTGACACTATAAATACACTATTGTCTAATCCTTTTGTATATTATACTATTACTAATTCATTTAATAATGAATCATATGTAGATGATTACTTTTTAGAATTAAAAAATGAATATGACGAATCAGTGGTTGAAAACGAGAAAAATAAAATAAAATTAGAAACACATGCTTACTATTTTTCAGGTATGTCTTTAATATGTACAGTATTATATTATTGTCTTCATCAATTTATTTATAATGAAAAATACTTATTTTGGAAAATAATGATGGAACATTTAATTTTAGTTTTATTTATTGGCTTTTATGAATATTGGTTTTTTAATAATATTATTTTACATTATTCGCCTTGGACTGATTCAGAAATTACATATTATATGATAACATGTACATGGAATAAAGCAAGTAATACAATTCCTATTTTAAATAATTTTGTTAAAAATGAAACAACTTGTCAATTAGATTAAAAGATATAAAAATAAAATAAAATTATAATTATAAATGATATTACTATTATTGTTATTATTTTCAATGTGCAATGTATGCAATGCATATAACGAATCCTTGGCAAAACACGCGGTTAATTTAGCTCAATCGTCGTATTGTGTTTCATCCTTAGATCAATGGAATTGTCTAACTTGTGATCCATCTATAAAATTAGAATATATTGTTGAAAATAAAGGCTCTAAAGCACTTCAAGGATATGATAAATATACAAATTCTATTTTTGTAGCATTTAGAGGTTCATCAAATATACAAAATTGGATTGAAAATATAAAAGTTAATAAGATTTCACCATATAATAATACATTCATAGAAGTAGAGAAGGGATTTTATAACGAATATAGTTATATTAAATACGATTTGTTAAATAATATACATAATCTAGTCCAAAAATACAATACAAATAATATATTTATTACGGGTCATTCTGCTGGCGCATCCATGTCTATATTAATGACATATGATATACTTACATTGTATAGTAATTATACTATGTTTGGTATAATTCATTTTGGTTCTCCTCGGGTAGGTAATGAAGAATTTGTAAAAGATTTTAATAAATATTCTATACTTTCATACAGAGTTACTCATTATTATGATATAGTACCACATGTTCCTGAAGAATTTTTAGGATATCATCATATTGCAAATGAAATATGGTATAATGAAGAAAATTCTAATTATCAAATTTGTGACGACTTAAATAATAATGAAGATAATAATTGTTCTAATTCATGTGCCCCAATACATTGTACAAGTACAAGTGATCATTTAAATTATCTAAATGTTACTATGGGTAGTGAGTAAAAATATTCATATTATATAAGTAAATTAATATAAAAGTTATTTACTTATATGTTTATTACATGGATAATATTGGCGGTATTGTTGATATTTTTAAATATAATATTTTAATACAGAAATATAATGATAGTGACTATTATGGTTTATGTATTGTTATTTTTGGATATATAATGTATTCAATTTATTCTAGATGTTGTTATATTTCTTATAAAGATTTATATATTTTATATTATAGATTTATTTATAATAATTATAAGTACAAATCATCATTAACATTGGAAGGACAATATATTACAAAACATACATCATATAATGTTAAAATACGTACATTAATGAGTGATAATTTTAAAGCGTTATGGAAATATATTATTTTAAAAGAAAATATTGGGATATATAATTTATTAGAATGCCATAATGAAAATCAAGAAGATTACGATGTAGCTGTGATAGACGATTCATTATTTATTATTGATCAAGATTTTCCATTTGAGATAGAAAAAAATATATTTTGTATTATAGAATCATACAAATCTGACGATGGAGAACAAAATAATTCTAATTCCCCTATAAAATTAAAAACAAAGTATATATCACTTACATTATTTTCATTTAAGTATAATATCAGTTATTTACAAAAATATGTTGAAAATATCAAAACTAATTATTTAAAATCTATAGAAGATAACCGAAAATATATGACTTTTTACTATAAATTAAAAAGTATAGATTCAAGCGAAAATGAAGTTGAATGGTATGAAAAAGAATTTATAACTAATAAATGTTTTGATAGTTTATATATTAATAATAAAAAATCTATAATGGATAAAATAGACTTCTTTTTAAATAATGAACAATGGTATAAAGATAATGGTCATCCATATACGCTGGGAATTGGATTACATGGACCACCAGGAACAGGAAAAACATCATTTATTAAATGTTTGGCGAAAATGACAAATCGCCATATTATAGAAATATCATTAGACAAAATAAAAAATGAGAATGAATTATATGATGTATATTACGATAACAAGTATCATACAAATAATAAAGAACCTATAAAATTTAAAAATAAGATTGTTATTTTTGAAGATATTGATTGTATGAGTGATATTGTATTAAAACGCGAATATAGACAAAATACCGATGTACATAAAGAATTAAATGATATTGTAAACGTGTTAATGAACAATGACAATGACAATGACGCGGACAAGGACAAGGACAATGACAATGACAATGAAACTAAAAAAACAAATTATAAAAAAACAACACCATTAGTACCACGATCTTCGTCAAATCTTACATTATCCGCATTATTAAATATAATGGATGGTATTGCCGAAGATAATGGTCGTATATTGATAATGACTAGTAATTATTGGAGTAAATTAGATACAGCATTAGTTAGGCCTGGACGTATTGATATTGAGATAAAAATGGGACATATAGATGAATCAATATTAAATGAATATGTATACGACCAGTATCGTAAAAAAATACCAAAATCAAAAATGAAAAAAATAAAGTTTGAAAATATTACACCTTGTATTATGATTAATGAATATATAAATTCTAATAGCTTGGATGATTTTTTAAATAAATTAATAAAATATTAAACTCATTTATTGTCTTTATTATTTGTAATATGCGTCTAACAATTCTGCTTTATCTAAATGTGGTTGGTTATATAAAACATAATCAATTGTTAGAAGGTCTACCTCTTCATTACATTGAGCATATTCTTCATTTAATATATATTTGACGCAAAAATCAATAGTTAACTTCTGAGTATTCACTAAGGTTTTCATATTCAAATATTCTATGTATTTTTCCAATTCCTCTATTAAATATTTATGCTGTCGTAGTGTACTGTTAGTAATAGGTGTCATATTGTATTATGAATTAAATAGTTAATACATTTAATTCAATTTTATCCCATTTTAATTCTTCAATGGTGTAAATTGCTGATTTATATCTTTGTGTTATATATAAATGAAATCGGATTTATATAAAAAACAAATTATTATGTTTATTGTAATGGTTATTATTGGTATGTTATTCAACCCTATGAACATATTAGCATATAGATTGTCAGACTTATATATGTCGCGTACCCTATTTTATGGTGGTTTATTAATGGCATCAAATATGATATGGGCACATGAGATTATTCATTATTTATCTATGGGACATTTTAATATGACCGTATTCTCTGTCGGAATTATTTTATCTATTAGTGTATCAACATTATTATTACGACAACAATTATTAGTTGATGATAAACAATGGTTAAGAAGAATGATACCTCATCATTCTACAGCACTAACAACAACTCATAAAGTGTATGATAGAACAAATAATCCCAAAATAAAAGAATTAGCAAAAGAAATAATTGATACACAAGAAAAAGAAATACAATTAATGAAATCTATGTTATAAGTTGAAGTATGTAAAACAATATAAATATATATTTTATGATTTAGAAGGAATAATATATTCCTATTGGCAGCTTGTCCGAGTGGTTAAGGAGACGGACTTGAAATCCGTTGGGCTTTGCCCGCGCAGGTTCGAGTCCTGCAGCTGTCGTTTATAAGATCGTAATGATCTTGCTCTTTCGGTTGCTACATATTTTTAACTTTAAATGTATCATCCCAATCATAATCTTTTGTACCATTTTCAAATATTAAAGTTGCAGATGGTTCGTGATTTCCATTTACATTGATTCTAAACTCCCCTATTTCCAATAATTTACCCATATCTGTTTCTGGTTTTTCACTTTTCCAACGGTTAATATAAATATAGGATCTTCCTACTATCAAATCCCTCGCGTTTACCATAATAATTATAACAAATATATCTATAAATCATTTTAATAAAAAATTGAATAAGTTTTTTATTAAAAAACAAATTAAATAATAATATGCCAGGACCTATTGAATTGAAAACTTGCAAACAGACTGAAGTATGGAGTGAATATAAAAAAAAAGTAAAAACTCATAACTCTTATTCAATTAAAAATTTTCAATACTTTAGACATAACAAAATGGACGAATGGGAAGAAGAATTAAAACAACTTACACGAGATATGCGCGAAAAACTGAAAGTATTACAAATTCAACATAAAGCAGAAGAAGAAAAAGAAGAAGAAAAAGAACAGGAAAAATTACGAATGGAGGGAATAAAAAATACTATTAGATGTGAAAAAATAAAAGAAACACGTAAAAAAAATAAAGAAATGAAACCTCTTCGTAAATCACAAAGAATTAAAGAACAAAATAAAGTGGACATTATTTCAATTGAAACACTAGAACATTACTTTAAAGAACAAAATGAAGTAGAAATTATTTCAATTAAAACACTAGAACAGCGTCTTAAAGAAAAACTGGAAGAGGCAATACAAACTGGTAATTATATTGATTTAACTATTTAGAAAAAATCAATAAAATATATAATGACTTAAATATATTTTTTTATTATTATTTGGTGGCTTAGTGGTCTAGTGGTATGATTCCTGCTTTGGGTGCAGGAGGTCCGGGGTTCAATTCCCCGCTGAGCCCATCATGTACATGATTTAAAATTATATGGTTATTACAATATAAGTTTAAATTATTCTATCTTTTTCTTGATTTTCCGCGCTTTCCTGATTTTCCGCGTTTTCCCAATCTACGTTTGGTTCGTTTTCCACCTCTCTGATTTGATTGCGGAATACGATGTTTCATCATTGCATTTTTAATTTTAACAGCCTTTTGTTTAGAATTTAAACTATTCCATTTATCACCGAATTGGCGTTCTAAATGACTTTGAAATGTAGTTATTAATTCGTCATCTTCTTCCATCAACTCAATTAATTGATCACGAACTGCAGAATCGTTTTTTGCACGTTCTGCTAATTCTCTTTCTTTTTTGTCATTACGATTGTTTGGTGATTTTGAACTAGGCGATTTAGATAATCTTTTTCTTGTTTTTCCATGTTTTCTTGACGGTGATGTCATAATAATATATAATTAGATTTAAAAAATATAATTAGATTATATATTATGTCTAAATCTATTATTGAAATTACAAAAAATGCATGGAAAAAGATGGGATCTATTATGAAAAAATCAAATAATCAATCTGGATTTTTATTTGGCGCAACATCTGGTGGATGTAATGGATTTAATTTTGACTTGCGTTTAATACATGAGAAAGAATTAGAAAAACTAAAAAAATCAAAACCTACTATGATGGAACATAAAGATGTCAAATTGTATATTGAACCAATAAGTGAAATGCATTTATTTGGAACAACCATAGATTTTATTGATGAAGATTATAGTAAGGGAATTTTTGAAAGTAAATTTACTTACAATGTGGATAAAGAATTAGCCAGTAGTTGTGGATGCGGAGTATCTTTTATGCCTAGAAATATTTAGCGTATAAATATTATATCATTAATATATATTATGGTAAAATCAGTAAAAAAAAATAGTGGCAAAAAAGGGAAAAAATCAGGTACAAAAAAAA